AGGAGAGTCCCTTGTCTAAACGAGGATCAAAACTTGGAGTGAAGCGCGGCCCTTATAGCCTGCAAGCAGATGAAAGGCTGCAGTTAGCATTGATGCTTTACTGGACTATCAAAGCAAACGCTGATCCAACTAAAAGCCTCAAATCTATGGAGAACTACTGCCACAAACATGGCATCAGGCTACTACCACCAGCCCTAATAGACAGACTCGTCACTGGGGATTTAACAGCTCTAATGGAACCAGAGCCTTACGTCAGCCAAATAAACTACTATCTTGAACTTGCCTCGAAAGAGAAAGACCCAGTTAAGAAAGCTGAATATCAGGCCAAAGCTAAACAGGCACTAGACGCTGACAATGCTGCTGCCTCGTCAGTGGACTTAATCTAACACCTGCTTCTGCCGCAGGCCCGCCTTTCGGCGACACTCTAACCCAAGGAGCATAGCTATGTATTTAGTTATCCACAGCCATCAAGGCACTACCAAGATCGGTGCTGCCACAGACGACCTGGCCATCGTGTCAGAGGAAATGAACGCCCCCGAGTACGATGGATGGACCAACGGCTATATCACCATCGAGACTACTGATCCGGGAGGATCAATCGAAGGTGCCAAGGCCAAGAAGGAACGGGAAGCTGGTTACAAGAAGCAGGAGGAAGATCGTATCAAAGCTGAGCAAGCTCTGATTACTCCTCCACCCGAAGAGGCCAAGAAAGGCAAGGCCAAAGAAGAAGGCCACCAGCCTGAGGCCCACCGCAGCTCGCGCTAAAGTAAGGAAGGCTCACCTTAGGGTAGAGCCTTCCCCTTTTCTCCTCTCACACAAGGATCAACTCCCATGTTCTTAGTTATCCACTCCCAGATGGGCCACACCGAGTTCGCCGGTCCTTATATGACTGTCGAAGAAGCCACAGCCGAATGTGAGTCTGCAGCCTTTGCCGGTTGGGACTCTGGTTACATCACCATCACTATCCCAACACCAGCGGCCCGAAAGAAGGAGGCTGCCTAACACTAGAGCTGGCCCCACTTGGGCCAGTACTTCCCCTATCACTGATACTTCCTTTACAGCACGTATTGACATTGTGGCCAGGGTATGGTACAATGGAATTGTAAAGCTGGAACTTAAACAGGCTCTTAAAAAGGACACTGACCATGATCGTCGAATACAGCGCGCCAAAGGAACGCTTCGTGCGAGCCACGAAGATTGTCAAAGGCCAAACACTCTACGCAATCAAGCACGAAGGAATGTACTTTGTCTGGTCTTACAGTGATAAGGCTATGGCGGAGTATATAGATGGCAAGGTATATCCCCAAGGCGAGCTGGATATTAGCGCGAATTGGAGATACAACCTTAGCCAGCTAATTCCTTCCGATGCCAGCCATGATTAAGCATCCCCAGATCAAAAAGGATGGGGACTCCTTAGTCCTAGTCTTTGCTTCACGCAGGGGCAGCGACCTCACCCACTCCACAGCCTTCCCCATTACTGAGAAGGGCATTGATCAGTTGATCCGTGTTCTGTCAGCGATTGAGGCCCAACCCGCTGGTGAAACCTTCGCCACCGAGTCCGAACCTATCCAGTACATGGTTGAGCAATGGCTCAAGACCAACACAGTGACCCGTAGGCTCAAGCCTGAGATTGATCCACTGATTGTTCTCGCCAAGGAGTTCTGTCCACCCAAGGAAGATCATCTGGTATTCCTGAAGGACAATCGGGAGTTCCTTGAACAGGAGCTGATCCGCCGGACTGAGTTCGCTTCATCAATAGACTTCGATTTGGAGGACCTGCTATGAAAGTCAGGATCACCAGAGTTATAACCACTACCACCATCATCGAGTGCGATAGCGTGAGCGAGGCCCCATTCGCCCTTGCCGAACACGAAGAGCTGATTGGCAAAGTCAACTGGAGAAATGAGGAAACCTGGTACAGCTATGATGAACTGCCAGAGCTGACGGAGCTGACAGATGTTTGACCCTAATCCCAACGCAGTTCAAATGGCTCTCAAGAGCTTACTAGGTGTCCAGCCTGGTGGTGGAAGGCAGAGCATTGATGATGCAATGCTGATAGTCAACGACTACAAGTGGCAATACACTCACACAGATAATGGCTGGATATTCTGGGATGCAGTTTACCGTGAACTAGAAACTCTCCGCAAAGAAAGGACAAAGCTATGAGTATGAAAACCACGAAAGAGGACTGGATTGGAGACTGCCAGGAGCATTTGAGAACGCTGTCGAAAGAGAACAACAGCTTTAGGCCACTCTCCTCACTCTATTCTATCACCAAGCCCGATGCGGTTAAGCTGGAATACTACCTATCCCAGTGCCTCTATCACGAGCGCCGTTTGCGTGAGACAGTGGCCAAGTATGAGGGAGCACTCAAGCATGTTAGGGACTCCTTCTGGTCAGAGGGTGAAGCCCTTAGCGAGCGGGTAACTTACCTGCAGGAATACGCAGCCAGCATCGTCGGAAAGAAACTGTGATGGAAGAACTCTCCGAAGAAGAGGTGGGCTTTCTTATGGACCTCTTAGTCCAGGAGTATCAGACCACCGACAACGCTGCCAAGATGAACGAGGCCTTGGCCATCTTCAACAAGCTGAATGACAAGAGAGTCAGGGTGTTTCTCTTTTCTAGAACTGCTCTTGTCTGTGTGGCAGGGGGGAAGAAATGAGGAGCCCTTACTACCACACCAAGGAGATGGAAAAGCACACACTGGAAGCAACCATCCAGCTTTGGGACGAGAAGATGCCAGTGTGTCAAGTAGCAATCACTCTCATATCCAGGCGCAAGCAGAACGTCTTGCGGATCACAGACCCTGAGATGGTGAGTGCAGTAGTTGCGTTCCTTCAACAGCATTATAGAAAGGCGGACTGAAATGAGCAAGTACCAGCAACTCCATGACGCACTGAAAGTAGTAGCCGCTGACATAGCAAGTGGCTGTGCTCAGGAGAATATCCCTCACTTCGATCTCAGCATTAACATCTCTTGCCGCTCTGACAGTGGCGAGTATGTTCTTGAGTACCAACTGTCTGAGGATAACTACCTGCCCAAGACCAGGGGCAGGCATCTCAGTGAAGTTGTGGTCGAGTTCGTGCGTAGGTGGAAGCGTGATGCTGTCGAGCACTGCAAGCTTCTAACCTTCAACTCAACGGAGGACTAAATGTCTAAACCACTGCAAGAGAGGATACAGGGTATGACGAACTTACCAGCGAAGTCTGGACTGACAGGCATGTTCAGCAAGTTGTCTGCCACGCCGGCCGAAACTGTCCAGCAGCAAGCTGAGGAGGGCATCGCAGCCCTTCAATCTCTGGTCATGCAGAAGAACATGACGGAGCGTCAGTTGGTTGAAGCTCAAGATCGAGTCCAGCGTTTAACGGTGGAGAGAGATCATTTGCAGAACCAACTGCGTACACTGTCCCATGAGAGGGACTTCTTCATGAAGCTGGCTACGCGGGTTCATTCCCAGGTCAGCTCCATCCAACAGCTGGTAACGGCAACGCTCAATGATATGAGCAGGCCCGTCCCCGCTGGAGACCATGAACTAGCCCCGCAACTGGCAGCGAAGTTCGCTCCCAACAACAACGGAGATAAGAAATGAAGATGACTGGAAATCTTGTCGTCACTCTCACCTTCACCAAGGGCATTGAGACTGAATGCACTGACACTGAGGATGGAGAGCAGAAGCTGGAAATCCTGGCCAAGGCGGAACAGGAAAAGCTTATGCCCACCCTGGACTATGGCGCGGCAGACTTTGATCTCGATACCACTGAGATGGAAGTCCAGGATTACGAAGAGGAGGAATAGATGGGACTCCCTATCGTTGGGCAGAGGTTCCGGCCCCCAGCCAGTGAGCTATTGAACATGCTCCCTGGTGGACACGCAATCGAACTGGAGGCCGAACCCACTAATGCCTATGACCCTAACGCGGTCAAGGTGGTGATCCCGTTCAGTGAGTTTGCTCAGGCAGCACTGGACGAGATAGCCAAGGAACCCCAAGAGGGCTGGCAAGCTCTGACCTTTCCATTTCATGTAGGCTACGTTCCCAAGGAACTGGCCAAGATGTTAGTGGAGAGTGGAGAGTTCGAGACTAAGGGTTACCTGGCATTTGATATGCAGGGCCGCCCGACCTTCGAGCCTCAGGTGGAAAAGACTGAATCTCCTGGGGTGGAGGCTGATCCAACTAAGACGCCTGACTTCTCGAAAGAACTTGATGACGAAATACCTTTCTAGTGCAACCAGTGAGGGGGCTTCGGCCCCCTCTTTTCTCGATGGAGATGAACGATGTTTGATCCTACACCAGAGCAGGGACTGATCTTCGAAGCAGCGAAGAACACGAAAGATAACCTGATGATTGAGGCATTCGCTGGTTGTGGTAAGACCAGCACTCTGCGAATGACCGCTGAGCTTATGTCTAGTGTACCTTCTATGTACCTCGTGTTCAACAAGAAGAACCAACTGGAAGCTGAGAAGGTATTCCCCTCTAATTTCATTGTCTTAACAGCCAATGGCCTTGGTCACAGGGCTTGGGGCAAAACACTGAGCAAGAAGCTCACACTCAATACTGATAAGCTCAGGGATATCTTGAAGAGCTATGAGAAGGTCGAGTACTCTAACTTCGGCCTGATCATGCAGATAGTGAGGAAGGCTAGGCACTCAGGTCTGATCCCCAGTGGTACCCAGTATGAGAACTCCTCGATGGTAGAGGATGAATGGGAAACCTGGGAGAACTTTTGCTTCGATCTATTCGAGGACCTGAATGATGAAGTTCACTTCTATGCTAGGAAACTTCTGGTCGATTGTATCAAGCTCTCCTTCCAAGGAGTCATTGATTTTGACGACCAGATATATATGCCCGCGCTGTTCGGCGGTAACTTTCCACGCTATCCAGTTGTCATGGTGGACGAAGCTCAAGACCTTTCTTCTATCAACCACATACAGGTCAAACGAGCATCTGCTGAGAGAATTATTGCAGTCGGTGACACGAGGCAAGCGATCTATGCCTTTAGAGGGGCTGACTCAAACAGCATGGCTAACCTGCGAAAGCTGCGGCCATCGTGGACAGACCTCAAACTTAGTACCACTTTCCGTTGTCCTAAGCTGGTTGTTGAACGTCAGTCTCGACACGCTATCGGCTTCAATGCCGGGCCTGCTAACGCAGAGGGAGAGGTACGGGCGTTGGACAAGTGGAAGATCGAGGAACTCCCAAGACCTCTGGCTATTATTTGCCGGAACAATGCTCCTATTATTGCTTGCGCTCTTAGGATAATCGCGAGGGGAATGGGGTGCACAGTTCAAGGGGGAGAGATAGGCAAGCAGCTAATCAACCTGTCCAAGAAAGTAATCCCTACTGACAGTGCAGGGTATGAAGAATGTGTCAGGCTTATAGAACTGTGGAGGCGAAATGAAACGATCAAGGCTACCGCGAAGGATCAGACGGAAAAAATTGGAATCATTAACGATAGAGCTGATTGCCTCCTTGCAGTGCTTGACAACTCGGATGCTCGTACCGCTGCAGGTTTGCGAGCAGTACTGGGAACCATGTTCACCAGGGAGAATAATCAGATCACACTATCCACCATACACAGGGCTAAGGGCCTCGAGTGGCCCACGGTTATCCATCTCGACCCGTTCAGGTTACCGTCGAAGTTTGCTCTTAAGGCGAACGATGCGGGAAATCCGATCCCGCTTGAACAGGAAATGAACCTGCAATATGTCTGCGAGACTCGGTCGAAGAACAGACTGTACTTCGCAGACCTGGATAAGATGGAGAACGGAAGTGAATAACCTACCGATGGCACTCAGGCAATTAGTCAATCAACTGATTGCTTCTCTTGGGTTCACTCCCAAGAATGATGAGGCTGAGAAGATCATTGAGTTTGCTGTGGCCTGTTACAACCTGGGCAAGCAGGATGGTCAGCGTTTACAGGAAGGGGACTTCTGATGGAGTTCCACCACCCTGATAGAAAGAGGATCACTGCAGATGGGGCACCACTGCTGGAGAACTACCAGTCGGTGATCCCTCACCTGATGATCTATCCAGAGGAGAATGCCAACACCTGGATACTCTCTTGCTTCCTGCCTAACGCTTACAACTCCTATGCCTATCACCAGGTTACTTGTACTGGTGCTGCACTCAATCAACTGCTGATGGAATACACTATGAACCCAGAAGCTTTCTTCAAGGACAGCATGAAATGGGCACCACCCATACTGAGAGAACCCAAACCAGCTAAACAAACCGCACGACTGAACCTAACCATAGAGGACTTAGGACTATGAAACTCTTCGCACACCTACCCTTGCCGAATGGCGAGGTCAAAATAATGTTTGAAGGCTCCTTCCAAGATGCAGACTTCGATAGTCTGAATGACTACTGGAAACAGATACTCCAGTCTGCAAGGGGAAGGGCGAGAGCCGAAGGGCAAGCAGGCCTGATGCCGATGCTGCCAGCACAACCATCCCCGTTTTCACCTGTGGACAGGCAACCAGCCAATCCCACTTATAAACCAGTGGAACCGAAGGTAGACTGGACAGAGTAAGGAGCATGGTGGGTGTCTTTGACAATCAAAGAAACCCCCAATGAGCCGCAATAGAAAGGGCTAGGAAAGCCACACAGGGCGCTTGACAACATTGCGGGGATTTGATATGGTGACATTATTGAGTTTACCAACCGAAGGAGAGTAGAAATGGAAGTCACTGCTGATACGCCAGTCTCATCTATCACCATCCAGGGTATGTCGTTCGATGCTCCCCAACCTTACAAGGCTGGACAGCGGACCCTCACTGAGGGAGAGGCCAGTGCCTTGAACCAGACCCTTGCCGAGAACCTCAGGAACAACTTTGCTCCCAAGATTCAGGAAGCCAAGGACTCCTATAAGGAAGCCAACAAGCTTCCTGAGGATGCCGAGGTTCCAGTCGATCAACTGGACAAGGCTGACCTGGACGAGAAGTTCGCAGCTTATGCCGCCGACTACGAGTTTGGCGTGCGCAAGGGTGGTGGCCGTGGCAGGGCACCCGCCGATCCTGTTGAGCGTGAGGCATACAACATTGCACTGTCTCGCGTGAAGGACAAGCTGAAGTCCAACAACATCACTGTCTCGTCCGTGTCTGGCGAGCAGATGGACGAGTTTGTCAAGAGCGTGCTGGCCAAGTATCCTGAGATCAAGGATGAGGCAGCTCGTCGTGTTCAGGTTGCGTCCTCTATCACTATCGGTGATCTGTCCCTCTAGGTAGTCCGGTACTGCATTACCTATGGCAGACCTATCCGAATGGATAGTCTTATTGACGAGAGCACTGGAGAGTCCAGCTGGGATTGAGGTCAAACTCCTCAACCCCCAGTTGGCTCTCCAGAAACTCTACCAAGCCCGTAAAGAGAGTGTGGCATTTGAAGTCCTGAAGATACACAGGATTACAGATGATCTATTTTGGATAGTGAAAAAGGACAGAAAGCTGTGAGCAAAGAGCTAGCTCATTTCAGAAACAGTATTACCATCCAGCCTGATGGGTGTTGGCTCTGGAAGAAACGTATCAGGCCTGATGGCTATGGTGAAGTTCGTAATGGGGATGCAGTGATCTGTGCCCATCGGTACAGCTATGCTATCCACAAAGGACTGATCCCCAACAAGAAAGTAGTGATGCACACCTGTGATGTTAGAGCCTGTGTGAACCCTGACCATCTGGTTCTCGGCACACAGAGTGATAACATGATGGATGCTCTTAGAAAGAAAAGGAACAAGTGAATGGTACGGAAGGCAGAGGAGCCCTTGGAACAGCGGCATGTTAAGCTGTTCGCTGGGGACTTCGAGAGACTTGATAGGTTGTTAGGCGGCAGACTTCCACCCACTACAGCCATTCGCTTACTCGTGCGTCAATTCATTCTGCGTAATGAAGCCAAGTTAGAACAACAGATACAAAGGATGGACTTAGATGTCGAACTCCCCTCTGATGAACCAGGTGGACCCGAAGTCACTGGAAGCAATCTTTAACAAAGACCCAAACGAAATCACTGATGAAGAAAGAGATCGGATCATTGCGTACTACCGCGATGAACGGTTGAACTGGAAGCATGACGAGGCCAATGGCAAGAAGAAGGAGCCTAAGAAGAAGGCCCCAGCTGGTATGACCATTGAGGACTTGGGGCTATGAACAGTTCCTTCTCAACGGAGAATACCAATCTCCAACTAGCGTGGGACAGTACGAGTCTTGGTGCGCTTAAGACTTGTCCCCGCTCATACGAGTATGCCATCATCAGGGGCTTGACCAAGCACTCTGAGAACGTGCATCTCCTATTCGGCCAGCACTATCATGCCTGTCTCGAAGCATATGACTATGCCCGAGCCATAGGCAAGGACCATGAAGATGCTGTCCGGCTCACAGTTCAAAAGGCTCTAGTCGATACATGGGATGCCAAGCTCAAAAGGCCATGGAACTCTGATGATAAGAACAAGAACAGGGTTACTCTGGTAAGGACACTGATCTGGTACTTGGAGCAATTCAAGGATGATCCAGTCAAGACAGTCATTCTAGCTAACGGTAAGCCCGCCGTTGAACTGTCGTTCCGGTTCGAGTCCTCTTACAAATCTCGCCTGACTGGTAAGACCTTCCTTCTCTGTGGACACTTGGATCGGATGGGAGTCTTTCAGGATCAGACCTATATCATCGACAGGAAATCCACCAAGTCAGCGATTGACGGACAGGACTTCTTCGATAGGTATTCCCCTGACAATCAGATGAGTCTATATGAACTGGCAGGTGGTGTGGTCTATGGGCTACCCATTCGGGGAGTCATGATTGACGCAGCACAGATATTGATTACTGGTTCCCGGTTCCGCAGGGGCTTCACCTATCGTACTCAACAGCAGCGAGACGAGTGGTATAGCGATCTAGAGTACTGGCTTTCCCAAGCCGAGCGCTTCGCAGAGAAAGGCTACTGGCCACAGAATGACAAGGCCTGTGGTCTGTATGGAGGCTGTCCGTTCCGGCCACTGTGTGGGAAATCCCCTTCTGTCCGGGGAGAGTGGGAGAAGGAATACAAGACTAGGATTTGGGACCCTTTGGTTGTGCGAGGAGATATTTAACATGGCCGAACTATCCGACTATGGAGATATATCCTCCATTAAGATGATGATTATTGGGGACTCCGGCTCTGGTAAGACTGGGGCCTTAGCCTCTCTTGCCAAGGCAGGTTACAAGCTCCACATCCTGGACTTCGACAAGGGACTGGCGGTCCTCTACCAAACTCTAAAGGGTACAGAGGCTGTAAGGAACATCGAGTACGAGTCCTTCTCCGATGGCTACAAGAATATCGGAGGGCGAATAGTCTGCACCAGGGCTGACGCTTGGGCCAAGGCCACCAAGACATTGAGTGATTGGAAGCCAGAGAACTGGGACAGCCAGCACATCCTGGTATTGGATAGCCTGACCTTTGCTGGTCGTGCTGCGATGAACTATATCCTGTTCATCAATGGCAGGATTGGACAGACCCCCTTCCAGGGTGATTACCTAGAAGGGCAAAGGGCAGTGGAAAATCTCATGGCCCTACTGCACAGTCCTGAAATCACTTGCCACCTTATAATCATCTCCCATGTGAGGGAGCTGTCTAAGGTGGAGTCCAAGATGATTACCAGTGGTGGTAAAGAGCGGGAGGTGAAAGTCCCAATCGCTGGCACAGAGAAGGGCTACCCTGAGACAGGGACTGGCCAGGCTTTGAGCCATACCATTGGCAGGAACTTCAATGCAATTCTGCTGTGTGAGATTACCAGCTATGGGCCAAGTGCCAGGCGGGAAATTATCACCCACCCTCACACTAACATTGGCCTAAAGAACGCGGCACCGGGAGTGGTCCCGAACCGGCTGCCGATTGAAACGGGACTTGCAACCTACTTTCAGCTGATAACTAGGAAGGATGAACCTCATGCCTGATTATAGTGCACTACTCAACCGCCCTGTCGATAGCGTCGAGCGTCCCAAACCCAAAGCACCTGGCACATACAACGGTGTGATTATGAAGTTTGAGTTTGGGGAGTCGATGAAGAAGAAAACTCCCTACTGCCGCTTCACTGTCGGCAGCGTGTCCCCTGGGATGGACGTTGATCCAGAGGAGAACGCAAAGAACAACGTGGACATTTCCAAGTGGAACCCGGTGTTCGACTTCTATCTGACAGACGACTCGTTGTACAGACTGAGGGAACTGATCGAGAGCTGTGGCATTGTCCCCAACGGCAGGGGCTTCAACGCCACGATCCCTGAACTGAAGGGCAAGCCCGTTAAGTTTGTGGCTTCCCACCGTCCGAGTGAGGATGGCTCCAACGTCTACACCAATACCGACCAGCTATCTGGCGGCTAACCTGCGGGGAGGGAGAGGGGGGTAATTCCCCCTCTCTTTTTAATCATGCCAATAAGCAATAAGTACAAGCGAGTTCCGTTAGAACAGATAGTTATTGATCGAGAGCATCGGCAACGCAAGACACTGAATGCGGAAGCGCTGATGCCAAGCATCAAGCTCCGAGGGGTGGTAACACCTGTCATTGTTGAGCAACTATCAGCGGAGTCCTACAAGATAGTGGCTGGTGAAAGGAGACTGGAGGCTTCTCGCCTTCTGCACCTGCCCGACATTCCCGCCAGACTGTTGAGTGATCTCAGTCCGGTCGAACTCCAGATTATTGAACTTGAAGAGAACCTCCACCGGACAGACCTTGAGTGGAAAGACCAGGCTCTTTCTATAGAGCGCATCCACGATCTGTACTTGAGTATTGATCCAGACTGGACACAATCCAAGACCAGTGAGATGATAGGGCTGGATGGTTCCAGTGCCAATATCAGTATAGCACTGAAGGTGGCAGAAGCTCTGCGAGCAGGGAACGCTATGGTGGTGGGATCGACTGGTCTCCGGGCAGCCTATAATGTTCTGGCCAGGGTCACTACTAGAGCAGCCAATGATGCCATTAGTGAACTGCTAGAGACCAAGCCTATCATCAACAAAGAGAAGCCCCATTTATCACACGCCCCTCTGGCGGTGCACACTGACTCTATTCTGAATGAGGACTTCTTGAAGTGGGCTCCAACCTATGAGGGGCAGAGATTTAACCTAATCCATTGTGACTTCCCGTATGGTATGAACCTGGACGAGAGTGACCAGGCCCTTAGTGCAAGCTGGGGTGGGTATGCCGACACTGAGGATACCTATTGGGAGCTGTGTAAATGTCTGTCTGTCAATGTTGACAGGCTCATGACAGAAACTGCCCACATGATCTTCTGGTTCTCCATGGAGTACTACCATGAAACGCTCATCTTCTTCCAAGAAAACTGCCCGTCCCTCGAGTTCCAAAAGTTCCCGCTCATCTGGTGGAAAACTGATAACAGAGGGATACTCCCCGACCCAAGGCGCGGACCCCGACGAGTTTACGAAACAGCGTTCCTTGTCTCCAGAGGAGATCGCCCGATTATTAGACCAGTCGGGAATGTCTATGGAGCCCCCAAAGGAACAGGCATCCATCAGTCTGAAAAGTCTGAACCTATGCTCAGGCACTTCTTTTCAATGCTGGTTGATGGTAATACTAGGATGCTTGATCCTACTTGTGGCGGTGGTTCTGCACTTCGCGCAGCAGAAAGTCTCGGAGCCTCCTTCGTCCTCGGGCTCGAGCACAACGCCGAGTTCGTCAAAGAAGCCCAGTCAGCCTTACGAAAGTTTAGAAACCTTAGAGCTTTAACCAAGGGAGGTCCAGTTGAAGATCAGGAATGAAATACTTAAGCAGGCAACACATGATGTAGCTGACAGACAGGGACACTATGGTGATCCCAAAGTCAACTATGATAGGTGTGCTCTACTATGGGCAGCTTACGATCATTGCACTGAAGGGCGTAACCTGGCAACCGATGCCATCTTGAAGATGATATTGGTGCAGGTTGCTAGACTGATAGAGGACCCCTCTCATACAGGGGGATGGGCGAACATAGCTGGGTACGCAGCAATAGGAGGGGAAGTTGGTAATAGCAGCGAATGATACGGCAGCCAAGGCTGCCAGTAGCATACTGGTTGTCGTCCAGGTTGGTGATGGTATCCAGGTTGATCCTTATCCAGGGAACTTCAAGTTCTTTACTAAGGATGGTAACTGGGTTAAGATCACAGATGAAACCGGGGAGCTAGTGGCTCTCTATAACCAGTCCCATGTGATAGCCTGTCGGATGCTAACTGCGGAACAAATGCTCCATGCAAAACTTTTACAAGCCAGTGGTTCACGGAGTGGGCCCGATCCACAGCAACCTGATGCTGGTGGGGGAAGCGCCGGGTGAACAGGAGGAAATGGCAGGAGTCCCCTTCATAGGGTATTCTGGCCAGGAGCTGGACAGGATGTTGGCCGAGGCAGGTCTATCTCGGCAAGATTGCTACCTCACCAACGTCCTGTTCACGCGCCCACCCTATAACAAACTACCAGCCTTCATGGTGCAGAAGGCAGAGGCTTTGACGAGTGGCCCAATGTCAATACCTATGGGCCAAGGGACATATCTCCATCCATCGCTAGCCCAAGAATTGGAGAGACTCTATGGCGAAATACAGCGAGTCAGACCTAACCTTATTGTGTGTCTCGGGAATACTGCTTGTTGGGCAATCCTTGGAAAGACTAAAATCTCCGCCTTACGCGGAGCTATTTGTGAGAGTCCCCATGGAAAAGTACTTCCCACGTATCACCCAGCAGCTGTCGTTAGAGATTGGTCACTTAGACCTATCGTGGTCGGAGACTTCATTAAGGCAGCTTACGAGTGTACCTTTGCGGAAGTGCGACGACCCTCAAGAACTCTCACTATTCTTCCTACTCTGGATGAAATACAAGACTTCTATATTAGAGCTAGAGAAGCCGAATATTTATCCTGTGACATTGAGACAATGCGAGGCCAAATATCTTACATCGGCTTTGCCATATCCAAGGCTGAAGGAATATCTATACCTATATTCGACCCACGAAGTGATGCTCGATCTTACTGGCCAGGACTCGCAGAGGAAATAGAAGTCTGGAGAATTATCCAAAAGCTTCTCTGTGTGAAGGCCAAGAAGATTTTCCAGAATGGACTGTTCGATTTGCAGTATCTGGCCAAGTATAAACTCAGGATAGTGAACATAGCGGAAGATACCATGTTACTCCACCATGCTCTTTACCCTGAGTTACCTAAGGGGCTTGGCTTCTTGGGGGCAGCCTATACTAATGAAGCACCCTGGAAGTTAATGAGGAAGGGCGAAGGCTTCAAGAAGGATGAGTGATATGAAAGATTATCTAGGAATGGGATTGATACTCTATGGTATCATAGTGTGTTTGTTTCCAGATGAGTGGCTTCCATTTACAGATGTAAGGCTGGTTGCCAACTGTGTAATTCTGGGACTTTACTTCATGGTTGGAGTTTGGTGGATAGCCAATGGCTCTCTACCTGATTTCTTCTATTGGGTCTTTGCCGCTGGCATTACGGTAGTTGTAACCTTTGGGTATGCTCGATGAAGTTCGACTCGTCAACATTAACTGAGCAGACCAAGCTCTCCTCGATAGAGGCCGATAGCATTTATAATGCTCTTGATTGTTGTGTGACTTATGAAGTGTTTGAGGAGTTAAATCGACAGATAAGAACTCGACCACAGCATCAACAGATTTATAACTTTTCACGAGGGCTTCAAGCTCCAGCTTTGGATATGATGCAACGAGGCTGGAAGATAGATAGCTATGAACGTGGGAAGAATATTGATCTATTGAGTAGGCGTCTCGCTAGGCTCGAGAGCTTACTGAACTCGTACGCAACAGCCGTTTGGGGGAAGCCCTTAAATGCTAAGAGCCCTGACCAACTTAAGTCTTTCTTCTACAGAAGCATGGAAATCCCAGAGGTCGAACTTTCCTTCAGAGGTGTACGCCGAGTATCTGTCAACCGAGAAGCTCTGGAGAAAATTAGCAATTACTTTTATGCGCTACCGATTGTCAAGGTTATCTTTGAGATTAGGAAAACATCGAAGTTACTATCGGTCCTTAAAGCTGAGGTCGATAGTGACGGCAGGATGCGAACGTCATACAACATCGCCGGGACTGAAACTGGTCGATGGTCCTCATCTCAAAGCGTTTGGGGGAGTGGTACGAATCTGCAGAATATTACCCCCGAACTGCGACGAATGTTTGTTGCTGACCCCGGTTGGAAGCTCTGTCACCTTGATCTCGAACAAGCTGAGAGTCGGGTCGTCGGGTTTCTACTAGAGATATTATTCGAGGATCGGTCTTATACCGAGGCCCATGAAAGTGGTGACCTGCACACGACCAATGCCATACTGATCTGGCCGGACAAGGTTGCCAATCGAGAGCAGGCTGAAGAACCTTATTACTTTCAGTATTCTTATAGGGATATGGCCAAACGCTGTGGCCACGCAACGAACTATGATGTGAGTGCCTGGACCCTTAGTCGCCATCTCCACATTCCTATAACCATAGCCGACGAGTTCCAGAAGGCTTATCATCGGGCCTACCCCGGTATCAAGAAGTGGCACACCTATTGTGCTGGTCAAGTCCAGATGCACTCGTTACTACAGACCCCACTCGGGCGCGTGCGCCAGTTCTTTGGGAGACCTGGGGATACTGCTGTCATTAGAGAGGCTATTGCCTACTGCCCTCAATCCACCGTTGCTGACCTGTTGAATATTATTCTGTGGATCATCTGGAAGTTTATGCCCGAGGTCCAGCTGTTGGGACAGACCCATGACTCTATTGATTTCCAGTTCAAAGAGGGAACTGAAGAGGCAACTATTGAAAAGCTGAAGTCTTTAATTAAGCTGGTAATTGATACTCCCCAGGCAACCCTATCTATCCCCATCGAGATCAAGACCGGATGGAACTGGGCCGAACAAACCAGACCCCCCTTCACCAAAGCAACCAACCCTGATGGACTGATGAAATACATCGGCACTGATACACGAACAAGACCGGATAATTTAGACAGACTGGTGTAGCTCTTTGAATATCAAAGACACCCACAGGGTATTATTGAATGTCCGACTGGATCGAAGATTATCTGGTTTATACCAAAGAACACCCTACGGTAGAAACTTACCGCTTGTGGTGTGGCATAGCGGCTATAGGGGGAGTGCTCGGTAGGAATGTCTGGGTTCCCACCAGTGCGGGAAAGTTGTATCCAAACCTGTATGTAATCTTAGTGGGAGGCCCAGGTGCTGGTAAGTCCCAGGCCATTCGCCCCGTCGAGGATTTGTGGGCCAGTACTGGGAACCTTCATATAGCTGCGGATAGCTTGACCAAGGCTGGGCTGGTTGATGAACTCTCCGGTGCATACTATCGCAATCCAAAGAGTGAGATCGAAGCCAGTTCTCTATTGATCTGCTCCAGTGAGTTCGGCAATTTAGTCCCTGCTCATGACCTAGAATACCTGTCAGTTTTCAATCATATCTATGACAATCCCCGCAGTTACACCGAACGCCGCCGCTCTCTTGAAGTCCAGCCCCAAGCTATCGAGCCCCAGATGCATATACTTGCCGGGGTTCAACCAGGCTATCTGTCCAGCCTCCTACCAGAGGTTGCCTGGTCTATGGGCTTCACCTCTCGCTTGTCCATGATCTACAGTGGGATAGGGGTTGACACTGACATTCTGGTAGAGGTTGAGAACAAGAGGAATGAAGTTCAGAGGGCATCACTGTTGCATAGACTAAAGGATATGTCACTGAGGTTTGGGGTGCAACAGTTAGATGAAGATTACAAGACCCGCTTTAGGGCCTGGATTAGGGCGGGTGAGCCACCAAGACCGACCCACTCCAAGCTAGTTAACTATCTACCAAGACGTCAGTTAACTATGCTAAAGCTGAGCACCATATCCGCAGTCTCCAAGGGTAGGAAATCTACTGTCGTGGGGGCTGACTTCGATAGGGCAGCGGATTGGCTGTTCAGCGCTGAGAGGGTGATGCCTGATATTTTCAGGGATATGGACAACAAGTCTGACAAGGCGGTCTATACTGAGCTGGCAATATTTACCTCTAAACTTTATGCCAATACTGGTAAACCGATCTCCCTGAGCATCATTGCCAACTACTTGAAGGATCGAGTCCCTACAGAAAAAGTCTCCCGCATTATCGGCATGGCCGAAACTACGGGAGTACTTACTCGAATTGCAGGGACCGATACTTACAAACCCTCAGGCCGCTCAGTTGGTGGCACCCTTATCGAGTAGGATTACAAGCTACAGCTGGTCCCTTTAGACAGTAGTGCTTTGGAGTACAGGGTTCATTGTCACGCTTGGTACAATAGTTCTCTGCTTGTTTACCAGACTCGTGGCAAGCGTCCTCAGTCAGAAACCCTCCAACTTGGAGTGGTGGCGTCCAACCCAGGAACGCAATCATTATCCAGGTTTCACACATCATCTGCTCCCTCCTAGTAGGCAAAGTAAACTAGGAGTATCAATACAAGAAGCAGCAGCATTTGGACAATCCAGGCTCCAGTCATCCCAAGCTAACCCCTGCCAGTGGCAATACCAGTCTGAGCACGATCACGCAAATGACTACGAAGATAATGATCTGGGCAATCTTGGTGATCAGCGGATCAGGCGAAAATCGCTGGATGCAAAGCCAGGCTACGATACAGACAGCGATTGCGATGATTAGGTTTACTAAGCCACCCATAGTTATTCCTCCTCTTGGTCACTGATTGCAGTCGATGTAGCGATATACAACGCAGACTGAAACTTCTCAGCGTACCCCGCAATCGTCTCGGCACGATCAGTGCCATTCACGATACGACGAGCATTTACATAGTCGCAGTTATTCCCGTAGATGTAGTCCTCCAGTTTCTTCCCTGTGAACCAACCCTCGTACATGCCGAAGAAGATCACTCGAACAGCGATTGGCATATCGAGTGCTAACTCAGGACGCCAGTACAAATCAACGTGGACCTTCTCTCCGGCCAGCTTGTAGTTGTCGGCCCAAGTCAGTTGAACTTTCCCTCGGCCATAATAACATTCCCCTGTTTCAGGATCAGGCTCTCCATAATCATAGCCAGCCCCTTTCCCATATTCCTCTATGGGCTGCATGGTGAAGGCTGTTTCGTGGTAGTCAGTGGCCATGATGTAGGCCAGCCATCTTAGGTCCAGGTCCCTCACTAGACTCAGTCTTTCCCACGCATCGAGGTCTGCGTTCATCCCATCAACTTGGGACTGGCTAAGAGAGCCACTAAAGAGAGTATCCCTGACCTCATCAAAGAACAGCTTTCTTT